ATCTCCTTCTCCCACTTGAGGGCACCCTCGAGTCGCCCCTTGTTGATGACGGCATTCTGAGCCAAATGATTCTGGAAAATGGCCTGCTGATTTTTCTGGCTCGGGAGATTGATCCCGAATGACGTGTATCGGGGCATACTGCTCATCATGCGGAAGCCAGTGGACATGAAGCGCGGCTGGAAGAACGATGTCATCGAGACCCGCATCGATGGAGCAGGCCTCATGGCTCCAGAGCGCACCGGGACGAAGTTTTGGGAACGGAACTTGGGGTCGAAAAACGGCAATTCTGCCCGATCCTCTGGGATGGGCAGATCACGCGACTTCGAGAGAAATCCGAGAAACTTCATCTGCCGAAGTATCTATCGATGTATCCAGTCGACACCAGATACTGGATGAAGGTGGGCGCCTTGGTCGGGTCATCCATCGCTGCGAGCATCTGCGCGTACTCGAGCTGCTTCTGATTGAGGTCGCGCAGAGCGGCCTTCACCCAGGTATCGCTGAGCCAGAACCGCCCAATGGTGTCCAGGAGCTTGGCCACCTGCTGCGCTTGATCACCGGCATCGAGGTAGCTCCCGAGATTGTAGTTGCGGAGCGCGTCACCGATGGCTTTCGCAGTGAGCCGATTGTCGATGGATTGCGAGTACGGTGTGCGCAACGCCTGATCGATGGCTTGGATCAAGTTGAAGAGTTCAGGTGCCTGCGCATCGATGTTGCTGGCTCCAGGGCGGAACATGATATCGAAGAGGACGGGGGCAGCTTCTGACATGCTGATGGCGAAACTGGTAAATGGGTTCGTCAGCATAGTCGAGCCGCCGCGCTTCGCGATGAGTTCGGCGGCAAATGCACCCGGATTCTGTTGCGCCCAGGGAAACTTCTGGCGCTGCTTCTCGGAATCAGTGAAGACGCCGGAGCCACCGGGGCCAACGCCAGCGAAAGTTGGGCTTCCGGATTGATTGAGCGTGAAGTTCGGCGTAAAGACGTCTCGACCCTGAGACGTCAGGTGCGCGAAGGCTTCCTGCTGACGACGCTTGGCTTCCCGATATGCCTCCAGCGCCTGTGGGTCACCCCACACGTAACTGGGCGTGAAGGTCGTCGACGGCATCGATCTCCCTCCTCATCAGGCGAAGCTATACCACCGGAGTGGTCGCGACCATCGCTCCGGTATGATTCCCTTGAGGGCTGGCGGCAGCGTGGCCAGATACCAGTTCGGATCGCGCTGCGAGAGCCACTCGATCCAGGGCATCGCGAAGGGGCCCTCTTCCGCTTGATAGCGGTGATACTGCCTGCGTAGGAGGTCATAGAGCCTGAAGAGCCCCTCGCGATTGGAGAGACTGGCTCGCATTTCATCGAGCCATGTCTGGAACGCGACATCGGGGTTGTCCTCATAGTAGATTCTCTGCGCGTTATCGATCAATGGCACGCGTCCCGCCCAATCGGCGGCACTCAGACGCGGTAAGCGAATCGCGTAATTAGCCATCTCACATCATCCTCGATGCTCCGCCACCAGTCATCTGTCCACTTGGAGTGTAATTTTGACGGATGTAGTTCGCGATAAAATCGAAGAGACCGCTTCCGCTTCGCGCGCTATCTGCAGGCATGCTTTGCAGATAATCGAGGAAACCTCGATTGCGCATTGGAGCACTTCGTGGGGGCATCCAGGTAGGCAATTGATCGCCCTGCATCATCTCGAGGAGACGCATGGCTTGCGATGATGCGCCGTCTGGATCAGTCATCTGGACGTAGCGCATCAGCCAATCGATGAAGCTGTTGGATGGCCGCTTTCCCTGCATCATGGGATCCATGATCATTCCCTCCATCAATACGGGCCGATGCTACGCCCCATCGGTTGCGATGGAGCGATCATCGGTTCGCCACCAGTGAATCGATAGAGGACACCCGCATGCTGCTCGGCCTGCTGCTTGAGGTACTCACCGAAGCTCAAGGGTGATCCGGATGCCGCCCATTGTGTCGCCAGGCGCGAGAGCTCACCACGCAGCCATGCCTTCTGAGCCTCATTCATGCCCCATGCCTCTGCAATGAAGCGATATGCGTAGTTCCAGTAGAGATTAGCCACCTCGAATGGATCGCGCCCCAGCTCTTTTTCTGCCTCGAGGAGGGCTGGATGCGAGACTAAGTCCGCGAAAGCAATGCGCAGGACGCTTGCCGTCTTCCGCGTGTGGATATCATCGAGTGGCGAGGACGGGCTACTGGCCAGATTGGCACGGACTGCTTCCGGCGAATAAGTTGCCCCCCTCGGCACCTCAGCGGCACTCTGGAGCAACTGGTACTTCTGTGGATCGATCACTCGCGCTTGCGCGAGACTCGTCGCTCCGGGATCGAAATCGATGCCGAGGGCCGGGATATCCTCACCCGCTTGCATGATCTGCTTGACCGCAAGATACGTGTTTTGGAGATCCGGATCACCAGAGATATCGACCTTGCCCGCCTCGATGTCATCGAGGTTTTGGAGCACCCAGCGCAGATACTTGGGCTCCCCACCGAGGGCGATTTGATTACGAACCTCGATGGGATCCTGATATGTCCGCATAGCTTCAGGGAATCTCGGCGTATATTGAACCGGCTCACCCGTGACAAACGAGTAGGTGTAGGCCCCAGCCTTGCCGAGAAAGTTGGCGATGTCTTTAGTTAGCGTGTTGGGTTGTCGCGCTTGCGTGATAGGGTCAGGGGAGAGGTAATCGAGAAACCGATTGACACGCATGTTGGCAGCGACAACCGGGTTATCGGGGTTGTTCATCTGCTGCCAGATGTATGGCAGGCTCCGCTTGACCCGAATCTCCTGCGCCATCGGGCCAGGAGTGGTTTCTCGCTTCTCATTGCGCGGCTTGGGTGCTCCCGCCATCGTTTCCTCCTCGCGTCATCAGATCGGTAGCCCTGTCGGCGGCTGCACTGGCCCCGTCTCGCCCATGCCGCCCTCACTCGAAGCCATGGAATGGAACAGGTAGTCCATGCCCCCAGCCATTTGCGGTGGTAGGACTTCTGGGGGCAATCCGGGTGGAGCGGGTGGCGGTGCCCCCGGTGCCTGTGGCGTTTGCTGCTGTTGCTCTCGCTCCTTCTTCCGTTGCTCCTCCATGAGCTTGCGCTCCTTGGCCAGGCGCCAAAGCTCCAGGAGCACTGGGTCGGTCTTGGCGAGAGCCCAGGGGATGAGCACTTCCTTCGTGACGTCTGGATCCATGTAGGCGAGATCCGCCAGCACGCGCTCATTCTCGCGCTGCGGATTGTCGAGGCCGAGGAATTCGTCTCGCGCTGTCTCGAGACTGATGAGCTTCTTGTCCGTGAGGAGCGCTGCGAGCTGCGCCATCTGAGCGCGATCACGCGGCTGCACCTTGCGCAAGCGCACCACGCTCCTGGTGCCGACTGCCGCGATGAGATCCGGCGTCACTGAGACACCACTGATCCAAGCCCCCGTCATCGGGTCACGCGTGAAGTAGCCGATGGGGCGATCATGCAGGGTGGCCAAGAGCTCCAGTGCGCGGCGATTGACTTCCTCGATGATCCGCTCCATGGTCTGCGTGAGTGGCTGGAGCGTGTCCATCGCGGCATCCGCCTGCAGGCTCAGGGCGAACCCTGATCCTTGCCCAACGCCCCAGAGGACACCCGGGAGACCACCCTTCTCGATATCATCCATGAGCGCATTGAGGATGGGAGCGGAATTGGCTGGATTGGGCGTGAGCTGGAGGATGTCCACGCGCTCTCTATCGAAGTAGAGGAAGTTGGTGGCACCGGCATCGAGATCGATGCGTCGGGGCTCATCGGGCCGCGCTGGATCGTAGTAGTAGACCGTTGGGGGGTTGGCCATGCGAGCCACTTCGGTAGCCAGTTGCGAGAGCAGCTTGTTCAGGGCGAGATACGAGTTCTTGATCCCCGCGAAGATCGATTCCCCGACATGGCGCACCCAACTCGTGTCATCGGTTCCCGTGGCGCGGATGGGTGCGCCGAGCCCCGTGGCCACGATCCAGGGCAGGAAGCCGTACTCATGCTTCGTCGGTGGTTTGACCCATGCTCCCTCGATGAGGACGGCGTGCCAGGTGTCATCGTAGTAGGAGATCTCCTCGATGATCTTGTCATCCGGAGTACCACTGAGGATCTTTTCGGCCTCCGGCCACTCATCGAGTGCTTCGGATGCCATGAGGTACCGCTTGTGGATGACGGCGCGGATACCGCTGCTCCCCAGCACCGGGTAGATCTGGCGGGGATCCGCGAGATCGACGTGGACAGGTAGCTCCTCATCATCCGGATCATAGCGGACTCGGATGGTCACCCAGCCGCGCAAGCAGAGGTAGTGCGCGATATCGCGCAGGATGGGGCCATGGAGAGCCGACATCCAGCGCCGATTCCACACCTCCCAACACCAGCGTAAGAAGTCCTCGACTCTCTGTGCGGCATCACGGAGGCGGGGATCCTGCGGGATAACGTCGATGCTGGGGTTAGCTTTACCCAGGATGCTGGCGGCCTTCTCCACGAGAACCCAGGGAATATTACGAGTGATGATCTCTCCAGCTTGCTCCTCGATACCGCTCTCGCCAAGCACTCGCTGATAGAATTGTTGGTTCTCGATGAATCGCTGAGTATAGAGTGCGTAATCCTCATCCATCCGCGCATCACGCGGATTCCAGAAGTCCTCCATGCGGCGAGCAAGCGACTGCACGTATTCGGGTGTCGGCTTGCGCTGCTGCTTCTTGTTCTTCTTCTTCGGAGCAGGAGCGAGCTCGAGGCTGCTCGCCATGTTGGCGATGGCTTCAGCGCGCTCAACTTGCAGGAGATCCAGCTCTGGATCTCCCTGCCCTCTGGCTCCAGGCATACCGGGAATCGGGATGACCACGCGTCACGTCCTCCGGAATAAGGTGTCGTAGATCATCACGCGTTTCGTCGCCTCGGGCCTCTCGCGTCGCCGGAATGGTGGGAGATTGACGAAGAAGTACTCCACGGCGCTCCGGATATGCGATGTGGCGTCATGGATCGGTTTTCCATCGGGCCCCTTGCGCGCTGCTCGCATCCGCTCATCGACGATAGCTGCGGAAACTGGGCCATCGGAGACATTGCAGATCACGTCGCGGAGGCCGATTGCCGTCATGTGGCGTCGCGTCACGAAGTCGCGAGCCTTGTTGTTCGTATAAACGTAGATCCCGTGGTTCCGCAGGATGTCGAGCACGCTGAGCCCTGTCCCCACATGGCGAGAGGATCCAGTTGGATCCCCAAAGTGCACGGCGTTACCCCAGCCTTTGTGAGCAGCGACTTTGGCTCTATCGTTCACGGTATAGAGGTGGAGCTGGTTCTCCGGAATCACACCCGTGAAGAAGGGGAGGAACCAGTCGATGGTGACGTTCTTTCTCTCGACGGCATCGAGGCAATGGATGCGACCTGAATCTGGGTCACGCTGCCACCAGATGACTGCCGTGGTATCGAGCCCGAAGTCCCAGGACACATAGAGCGGCCAATCGGGGCGATAGGCTAGCTCCTCGTGGGGGACATCCTTCCACTCGGGGTAGACGAGTTCGGATTCCGCCGCATGATACGAGATGTCCACTTCGCTAGCGAGCTCGGCATCGGTCAAGCGCTGCTTTTGCGCCTCGTACCAGGCTTCATCCTTGAGGGGATGGAGGCTCCAGTGGAGCCGGAGATGCGGTGTCTTCCCCTCATGGACGAGGCGATAGAACAGGTTGCCATCCCCATTGGGGGTCGAGACCGCGATACGGGTGCGCGTCGCTTCGGAGGCAGAGCGCCACGCGGCGAACTGTCGCTCCTTGTCCCAGAAGGCGAGTTCATCGAAGAAGACGACATTGAAGCGCCCTTGCCTTCCGAAGTTGCCATGGGAGGCCTCCCCTTTGATGGCGGATCCATTCTGCGGATTGACCAGCTTCATGTGGGTGCGATGCTGGCGGAAATTGAAGCCTTCCGGCTTGAGGAAGCTCGGGAGGCGCTGGATCAGGTACTCGAGCCTCCCGAAATGCGAGTCGATGAGGCGGTTGTCCACCTGGTACTCGCTGCGGGAGCCGATGAGCGCTTGAAACCCGTCATCGAAGAGCCAGTGCCAGAGGAGCCAGCCCATGACCACCCAGCTCACGCCCATGTCGCGGCTCTTGTCGATGACGCCATCTTGCTTTTCGCGCAGGCGCTCCTCGAGCCAGTGCACCAGCTGCACCTGGTAGGGGTAGAGGATGAAGGGGATGTGCGGTTGCTCGCGACGAGGATCGAATGTCCAGCAGGCGAAATTGATGAAGAAGGCGGGATCCCGGCGGCAGGCCTCGATGATGAGCTGCCGCAATTTGGGATCCCTTTGCGCTCTCGCCATGAGGAGAGCGCGCTCACGCAGCGTTGGCGGATGCTCGGGGATGAGCATCACGCTTGCTCGTGCAGCTTGGCTAGCCATTGCGCCCACACTTCCTCAGGAGCGTCCTCGGGTGGAACCGACTCGATGATGGAGATCTCCTGCTGCTGCGCTGCCGCCTTCTGCTTCTGCTCCTCGAGCTGCTTGCGCGTCACCTCTGGGACAGACCACCTCACGATACCGAGGCGATCCAGCCATGTCTCGATGGCCTTGAGGCGCACCTCGGGTTTCCCCTCGATGATCAGGCGGCGGAGCTCCTCGACGACGGTTGGAGCGAAGAGCGCCATCTCCTCGAGGACGCGTTGGCGCACCTTCTCGATCTCCCGCCGCTCTCGCTCCGCAACTTCGGCATCATAGGCGGCAGCTTGCTCATACCAGCGGTCTTCCTTGGCCCAGCGATAGATCGTCCCCTTCGACGTCGTGGGGATCTGCTCCCGGAGGCCGAGTGTCCCCTTGGGATCCTGACGCCGGAGCTCGATATACCGTTGCCAGAGCCCTTCGATGCTCCGCGCTGGGCCCATACCCAGAAAGTCGAGCAATGCTTTCTGTCTCCTCAGGAACTCTTTGCTACCGGGTGCTGCGCCGAAGATCCGTATCTGCATCCACTCACCTCTTGCCACTTGTGACATTTTGTGCTACAGTGCCGATGACGGAAGGGGGACATGATGGTACGTCGTGGAGCACGCGCTGATCCGCGCATCAGGGAGCTCGGGCACGTGATCCGAGAGATCCGCGAGAAGCTCGGTCTCTCGCAGCGCCAGATGGCGGAACGAACTGGTCTGGCGCTCCACACCATCTACCGGATGGAGAACGGACAGATGGAGCATCTCGACATCCGAGATGCGTATCGCTTGGCGCGCTTTTTGGGCGTGGATCTGGAAGCCATCCTGCTCCTCCTCGGGGAGGAGATACCGGAGGGGGATGCCAAGATCGCAGCGCGCTTGGCCAGGATCGAGAAGAAGCTGGACAGCGAGCAGCGGGAGAAGCTGCGCATCCAGCTCGAGCCGATCCTGGCCTATTGGAGCGAGGCACCATCGCCGAGTGTCGTCACGGAAGCGATCCGCCGTCACCTGGAGCAAAGACGGGAATCGTCTCAGTGATGACTCCGCGGTCAGGGTCATAGGTGAGCGCTGGGTGATCCAGTAGATGCCCCCAGCGCTCCACTACCTCGGCCCAGTGCTGCTTGGCTTCCTCGACAGTGCGCCCCATCGCCCAGATGCCTGATTCCGGCGCACCAGTGCAGAGGATGACGTCTGGAGCCTGAATCTCGAAAAGCAAGCCGTCCTCGATCCAGTTCACTTCTTCTTCCCCCGATATGGGCAGTCCTTGCGCCTGCAGCCAGCGTACTTCGTCTTCCCGCAGACCTCGCAGCGGTGCTTCCTCCCTTTCGCGCCCTCGACGCGATCCCGCATGAGTACCTTGAGATCACTTACCAGCATGGCGCTTCCCCCTCGGCTTCTTGATGTTGACGACTTTTGTCCTGCCCCCACGTGGGCCCTTCTTGCGCATGATCGCCAGAGTGATGAGGGTGCCACTCGGAAGCCTCTTGGTTCGGTACCCCTTGACGTCCTTCTTCGGTGGGTCTTTGTAGTCCTTGACGATGAAGTTCTTGGTGCGCTCAACCTTGATGACTTTCTTGCCCATCATCGACCTCACATGGGGGCGAGAAAGACGCGCAGCGTCACATCACTCGTCTGATTCACTTGGTTGTTCGAGCTATCGAGAGTGACGATACGGATGGCATCGAAAGGAAGGAGCAACTGCATGATATCGTTGGGATAAACTGCAAAGGAGTTGCCGGTAATACCGGCGTACACTGGCCCACTGGCGTTCCTCAGCATCCGGAATGGATCAGCGCTGGTGGGGCGCACCTGCAGAGCAAGTCGGTTCGCGTTGATACCGGCTGGGATCGAGATGCCGACGAGGATCAGTCCAGTAATCGGTATCGGATCCGATGTCGAGGATCCAGCGGGAATCGTCACGTCTCTGGCGAAGACCTGATAGACCATGCACCTGCTCCCTCACTTGCGCTTGCGCGCTTTGGCAGCCATGCGCTGGAAGCGCTCCTTGCCGTACTTCTTGCGCCCAATAGAGGCAGCAATTGCTTTTGCTGCCTCCTCATCGTGCCCCTGCCTCTTGAGCTTGGCGACGAGTGCCGCAAAGTTCTTACCGCTGCCTGGTTTTGCGCCAGCTGCTGTCGGCATGATCTGTCTCCTCTCGCTCACTCGATACATGCTGCGCGAGTTCCCAGCATGGCCCCGCATTGAGCGGGGCCACTGCGCACTGCTCTGCGCATGAGAGCGCATGCTGATTGCGCATGTCCTGCGCAATGCGCAATGCGTCTATGCCCCTCCCCTGCCTCCCTTGGGTACATGTCCCAGCCCCTGCTTTTCGTACCCATCCCGCCACGCGTCGAGCCGCTGGTTAGTTCCGGCAGTCCAGCGTGCTGAGCGTCTGCCGCCAGGAGCAGTGCCAGATGCGTGGTCGAATCTGGCTGCCTGCTGCACCTTTTGGGCGTGCCATCCTGGATTTCCCATCCCGATTCGCTGACTTCCCCAGCGTGTCGCTGGCGCCGATTTGACCGGCAGTCGGGGTCACCCGGGATACGGGTGCATCGCGCTCTCATCCGGGAGCGGGCCCCCGAGCCCGCGACCCGGTTACAGACAGCATAACAGCGCAATCAGTACTGTGCAAGATGTTCCACAAAGTCAAATAGCACTAGTCCTGCGCACTCACGAGCACTATTTGACTTCGCGTCAAGTATTGCACACGTTACAGCGCATGTTTATACTGGGAGCAGGAGGTGAAGGATGCTTGACAGGGTTAGACGCGAGTTGCATCAACTTCCCGCCCTCTCGATACGGGTCGGTGGCGAGGAGCACAAGGTGTATCGCTATCGCGACGTGCTCAATCTCGCCTACCAGCATGGCTTGGTGGGCTTCGAGCAAGCTGCACCGATCCAGTGCTACCGCGTGCCGGGGATCAATGGTGGGGAGGTGGTGGTGTGGGTCTCTGAGGTCTACGCGGTGTTCCGCGACAGCGATGGCACGGAGTACCGCTACCATGGCGTGGGTGACGCCAGTGTCGAGAACGCCAATCGCCGCGTCGCAGCAGCGGGCCCACGCCTGGCGCATACGCGAGCCAAGGCGCGAGCCCTAGCTGATGCCCTCAATCTTGACGCCAATCTGCGCGAGGAGTTCGGTGGCGATGAGGAGGACGATGGCTCCTCACGCGAGGAGGAGCAGGCGCGCTGCGAGAAGTGCGGAGCCGCGATGAGCGCGAAGAGCGCGGAAGTGGCGCGCCGCATCCACGGCAAGCTGATCTGCTACCAGTGCAGCCCGAGGAAGAAGGCGAATGCGTGAGCTGACGGAGATCTTCCAGATCCTGGAATCGGTGCGTGCTCTCGAGGAGCGCGGCATGGCGCTCCATGGGAAAGCGCGCAGGAAGACGTTGGATCGACTCGAATCGTTGCTCCGCATCGCGTTTCCCGCGCATGCGGAATACGCGAGGGAGATCGCCGAATGTCTCCTGGGTGAGGCAGCACCACCACTCCCACCGCAATGGTGGAAGCTCGCGGGGGAACGCGTCGCGCAGCCCAGCGTCGAGGAGGAAGCTTTGTCTCGTCTCCTCGCGGAATCGGAGCCCGAGTATCTCCCGGATGACGACAAGGATCCCATCACGTCGCTCTATATGCAGCAGCTGCGTGGTGGGGTGCAATCCTACCTGGTCTTCGCGCTCCTTTTCTTCCTGCGCGCTCTCCTCTGGGGTATGCATCGCTTCTGGGTGCTGCGCGGTAAGCTCGTGCCGATCCGCTCCATCTTGGAGCGCGTCTACGGTATCCCCGAGGAAACCATCGAGGGTATGGACAAACTCTCGCGCAAGCATGGTTCGGTTCCCCTCAGTACGGGGAGACAGAGCGAAGTGATCTTGAGCGAGTTTTTCGCGATACCGGGATCCCTGCGACTTTTGGATGCCCTCGGCGTCGTCTATGGCGATGTCGTCGTTGGGTTGCGGCGAGCCGAGCCACAGGGGCCAGACAAGGTGCTCTATCCGCGCACCCCGGTACCGAGCCGGGATGACCGGGATCTCGCTCAGCGAGTGCGCGTGCTGCATGGGATCCTGGGGAACATCGAACTGGTAGCCAAAGCGTTCCGCATGCGTAAGGCGACTGCCCTGGAGCTCTTGCACAAGGAGGTCAGCGATGCATGACAAGGTACTCGAGACGCTTTCCGCTGCCATCGAGATGACGCCGGCATTGGATGACGTGACGGCAGCCAAGTTGGCCAAAGCGCAAGTCGTCCTCATGGCGCAACTTCTGGAGGAACTGCGACAGCTGCGCGAAGCGATGCGGAAGAACGGTGGTCAGCTCACTGGGGAGGACGTCAAGCGTATCCTGGGCAGTGATTTTCCCATCGACAATGAGGAGACCTACGCCGTGATCGCCAATCTGGCGAAGGACGAGGCCAAGCTCAAGCGGGCTCGGCAACGCGTCCTCGAGGCTGAGGACGTGAAGAACCCCACTGGCCTCTTGATCCGGATTCTCCAGAAGTGGAGCTAGGCATGCTGCGCAGCGTCGTGCACCGGCTCCTCGCTCTCGAGGAGCAATGGGCAGCGCAACCGGGAAAACCGCGAGGCATCCCGACGGGGATCCCGTCCCTCGATGAGCTCACTGGTGGATTGCGGCGGAGCGAGGTGACGGTTCTCGCGGCGCGCACCAGTCATGGGAAGTCGTCTCTCGCTCTCGAGATCGCGCTCCATGCCGTCGCGCATGAGTTGCGGGAAGCGCGTGAGGAGGGGCGCGACCCACGCGTCGTCCTCTATGTCTCCCCCGAGATGAGCGCGGAGCAATTGGCGGCCCGCCTCGCTACCCAGATGTCGGGAGTGAGCTATCTCGACATCGAGAAGGGGGTACTCAGTCAGGACAAGCGGGAGCGCTGGCGGCGAGCTCTCCTGACGTTGGAGCGAGCTGACGACATTCTGATCATGGAGGCGGGGCGCGGATACGACTTCGCCGAAGTCGTCAATCTCGCGCATGGATACCATGCCTCGCGGGGCATTGCGCTCCTGGTCATCGATTACCTCCAGCGCCTGAGCTATGGCGTGATCGATGACGAGTACCGACGCATCAGCATGATCTCGCAGGGCGTCAAGGATCTGGCCAACGAACTCGGCATCCCGATCCTCCTGGTCTCGCAGCTCAATCGGCAGGTGGCTCGGGATCGCTTGAGCAAGGATGAGCGCCTCCCCGATCTCTCGGATCTCCGGGGTAGCGGCAGGATCGAGGAAGATGCCGACAACGTCTGGCTCCTCTGGCGGGATCCCAAAGTCCACAACGATGGAT